TCATGAGCGCGCCCGCTCCAGCTCGGCCTTTAACCGCGCGACCTCGGCCTCGAGTTCGGCGATCCGCACCGTTGGGCCGGTCAGCTCGTTGTACAGCTCCCGCCACTCGGCCAGCGTCAGCCGAGTCGGCTCGCCGGCATTCGGCTCCGCGCGCAGCCGGGTCACCACGGGAGCATCATCGGTGCTGCTCACCGGCAGGTGGCGCGTGCCGAGGCCGAACTCGGGCGTGTCCACCGGCGGCGGGGCTGCCGCGGCTTGCGCGGCGACCTCGCGCATGATGTCGATCGGGCCTTTTTCAGGCTGCGTGGCCATGACCGTTTCCTCCAAAATAGACTTCCATCTCGGCGCGTATGTCAGGGAACAATTCCGGCGGCAGGCGGCTCAGGCGGACGCCGCCGTGGCGGCCGGCGACCCGGTCGATGAAGGCCTTGGTCTTGTTCTTGAGCTTGACGTCGGCGAACCGCGCCGAGAGCGTGTCGAGGACATAGGCGCGATCCAGCTCAGGCTCGGGCTTCGGCGTCATCTGCACGACATTCGACTCTTCCGCTTCCGGCTCGGCCGTCGGCACCGGCTTCTTGAGGACCGTCGTCGGTGGCCGGCCGCGCTTGCGCTTGGGTGGCTCGGCGGTGACGACCTGCTCCTCGGCGCGGGACAACTCCTCCGCCGCATTCTCGACTTCTTCCGGCGAAGCTTCCGGGTCGGCGAGGACGGCGGAAGCCTCTTGGATGACAGCCTCGGCTGCGGTCGTCGGCGGATTCATCTGCTGCAAGGCCACCCCGAACCCGGCCTCCCGGAAGCGGGCGGTAGTGATCTTCATCAGATCGTCGAGCGGCATCGTCCGGGCATCGGGACGGTGCAGGGCCTCGATGGCGCGGTCGATCTCGCCCACCGTGTCGCCGGAAATCTCGATCGTGATCATTATTTGTCCTTTCGCTGGAGCCGGGAGATTTCCCGCTCGATGTACCAAATGGCTTTCCTGAGATCGGTGACGGCGTCGCCCTTCTCGCTGGCCCGCCAGATGTATTTCATCGCGTTTCCCAAGCAAAAGTTCATGTGCTCGGTGATCGTGATGCATTCCACTTTCGACGGATGCGACGTGTAGTGCGCAGGATGATTAACCGGATCGTCCTTGGTGTCGTCCCAAGCCGGAGTGCCATAGTGACGAGCCGAAATCTCAGCGATGGTTAGAGGCATCTGCTTCCCTCCATGTGATCCGATCGATGGTCGTCGGCCCGGTGTGCTTGGCGTCCCAGACGAACCAGGCGAAGGCGACCCCGCTGGTCGACTTCGGCCCGGTCCAGCCGGCCCTGTGCATCATGGGGAGGCGGTTGGCGAAGACGTGCACTCGGCTTAGCCGGCTCAGTATCGCTGCCCGTCCCGTCGACTCGTAGAAGGCGAGACGAGCAAGGATGATGACCAGCGGACAGAGCGTAATGGCGTGCTCGACGAACCGACCAGCCAGGCGGTAAGGCGGGTTGGTAACGATCGCCTCTTCGTCTTCCGACCAGCCCTTCTGCGCCAGGAAATCCCAGCCGGAGTCGTCCTGGTCGGGCGAACCGTAGTCGACAAGATCGGTGGCGAGGACATCGTGCCCGTGTTTGCGCAGCACCCGAACGATCGCACCCGGGCCGCAGGCCGGCTCCCAGATCATCCAGGGCAGCTTCTCGACGCGCAGCAAGGCCTCGACCGCCACATCAGGGGTCTCGTAGAGGTCGTTGCCCCGCTCGGCATGGGCGTGAGCCTTGTCGCCGCTGACCCCCATCCTCATGACACGCACCGCCAGCTACGACCGTGATAGACGGTCTTCTTGCCATGCCGGATGCACAACGCTTCGCCCTTGGCCGCCGCCTTCACCCTGACTTTAGAGGGCGCAAGGGGGAGGTTCCCTCCAATCGGTTCATCTTGTGGGTCGACCGCCGGCACCGATCCCGGCGGCTTCGCCTTGGACAAGGGGATGGCATCATCGACGATCGGCTGCTCCTCGGCCGTGAAAGTCATCGGCGGGACCTCATCGGCGTTGACGCAATACGACCAGGCTTTCCGATACAGGAACCGTCCGACGCCGACGTCGACGAAGGGCATGTCGAGCAGGGCCTTGAGAGCTGCCGCGCTGCCGCGATTGGCATAGGTGCGACAATCCGTCATATCCGCGGCATGCGCAGTGGTCGCGACAAAGATCAATCCGATCATCAAGTTACCTCTTGTCGGCATCGTCTTCCCCATAGGCCTGCCAGGCGCCGACCCAGTGCACCCGAACCCAGTAGGCGAAGGCCGCCGGCCCCTCTTCGCTCGGCTCGATGTCGAGGATGGCGCGCGGCCGACTGACGCGACGCACCGCCGGCTTCGGTTTCAGCTTCGGTTGCTTCGGCTGCGCGGCCTTGGCCAGGCGTTGCCTCGTCTCGACCGCGACGTATCTTTCCTCCTCGGCCCTGCCCATGAAGGCGGCCTCGCCGCGGGTCCGCTCCCAGCTCTCCAGCCACTTCTCGATCGGCGCGCGCGGCCGATGAAATTCGAACCGGCGCAGCGTCACCTCCACCTGCGCCTGGCTGCAACCGATGCGCCTACCGATCTCGGCATAGGTGAAGCCGGCAGCCCGCATCCGCCGGGCCACCTGGGTACGGTCCCAAGTGCGCTGTGCCTTGGCCACGGCATAGGGCGGCTCGAACTGTTCCCACAGAGCCGGCCGCCTTACGGACGCCTTGGCAATGGCAGCATTGGCGTCGCGGGTCGCCTTGATCTTGGCCTTGACGCGCCGGCGTCCGGCGTCGTCGAGATTCGAGTACCAATTCACCCGTTCCCAACGCGCGTTCCAACCGTCGTCGCTCATAGCAGCGCATACTCCCCGGGGCTGGCGCGCAGTTCGAAAAACCCTTCGTGCTCCGGGTATTGCGCCATGAACCAGCGGGCCATGTGCGGCGTCCAATGGTCGTTGCACTTAAACTCGCGGATGCCCTTGTCGATGTGGTAGTGCCAACGTATCCGATGCAGGATGGCACGCGCCGAGTAGCGGATGCGCCCGGTGGCGATGATCTTGAAGGTCAACGTCTCGAACAGGTCGAGCACATCCGGAGGGACCGTAGAGACATCGTAATCGTCAGGCAGAAGCATCACCCGAAGACCTCCACCCAATCGCGCGACTTGCGGGCAAGGATCTCTTGGATGCGATCGTCGAGCGTCCCCGCCACGGATGCGTATCTGGCGAGAACGCCGTCTTGCTGACCGATGCGATGGATGCGGCAGGCCGCCTGGACATTGTCAGTCCAACTGAACGACGACTCGGCGAAGATCACATCGGAGCAGCGCGCCGTCTCGCTGACCAGCGTCAGGCCGGTGCCGCCGGCCTGGATCTGGCCGACGAAAACGCGCGCCCTGCCGCTCATGAAGCGGTCGATGACGTCGCGGCGCTGCTCGAGGCTGTCGCGGCCATCGAACTTGACGACGCCATACTCGGCCAATAGTCCGACATAAGCGTCGATGACCCGGTGGTGCATCGCCCAAACCACCAGGCGACGCTTGCGATCGGACTCGAGGAGATCGCTGATCCACTCGACCACCGCCGGGATCTTGGCGAGACCGAGCTGCTGGACTTCGCTCTTGGCGGCCCCCGACTCGAGCTGAGCCAGAAGGTCGTCATCGTCGTACCGATCGAAGATTTCTGAATTACGTAAGCCGACCGGCACCTCCGCATTTATCGGCAGGACGACGAAGTCGAGCGGCGGCAGATCCGGCAAGACGTCTTTCTTCCGGGCACGCAACACCATCGGGGCGATGCGCCGGCGCAGTTCGTCGTTGTTCTTGTTGCCGGTGACTCTCGTCACCCAGTGCCGGCCGCCATTGACCTTGAACTGCTCGACGGTGCAGTAGCGCGACACGAACTCGGCCTCGTACATCGGCTTGCCGTTGACCGGAGATACAATCGTATCCGGCCTGAGATGCCAGAGCAGCCCCCAGATCTCGCTGGCGTTATTCGGCGCCGGCGTCCCGCTCATCGGATGAACCCAGCCGAGCCGCGGGATCAGGTCGAAGATGCGCTTCGACCGATTGGCGCGCGGGTTCTTCAAATAGTGGCATTCGTCGACAATCGTCGCTTCAAAAGGATGGGTATTTAAGAGGCGCTGGGCTACCCGCCCGGATGCCTCGCTGATCAAGCCATAGCTGAGCAGGAAGACGCCTTCACCATCCGGGACGAGCAGTCCGGCGCGGACGATGGTCACGGGTGGCGCATCGCGCCACCACTTCTTGACCTCGGCTTCCCAGACCAGGACGACGCTGTGCGGGCAGAAGACGAGGACCCGGCGGAAGCCCTTCTTGGCGAGAATGGCGAGGGCGACTCGAGTCTTGCCGAGACCAGGATCGAAAGCGTTGAGCATGGGTTTCTCGGCGGCAGCGATGCCGGCGACAGCAGCCGCCTGGTAGGGGTAGAGCGGCGTCATCGGCCCAACCGCGCGAGAACCGAGCGGGCAAAGCCGCCCGCGCCCCTGTTGTGAACCTTGCTGCCGCCCGACAGATCGGCAGTCTTTGCCCGGATCGCGGCATAAGCTTCGGTCGACGTGGCCGTGAAACCATGATGGTAGACGTTCGGGAACTCCCTGAGATTGCACATGGCCCAGAACCATAGCTCGTGCGGCCGGCCTCGCTCCGGCGTTTTGCAGATCCCGTTCATGAACTGCATGCGAGGATCGTAGTAGAGGCTCATAGCCCGGCCCCCTGCTCCTGCCACCACAGCGCCATCAACACTGCTTCGGCCCTGCCGGCATCGCGCTTGCGGCCCAAAGGCAGGGCGAGCATCGGGAACCGCCGTAGAGCGAGCGCTCTCGCTTGCTCCTTGTCGGGGCCGAGCCGGAAATGCCGCTTCCACAGACCCGGCGAGACATCGACACGCTGCACGGCCAGCGCGGCGAGGACGCCGTGGATGATGCCGTAACCCATGCCGAACCGGAACGAGGACGAGACCCCCTGCGCCGGGAAGGCATGGACCTTCTCGATCACCGCGACGATCGCGCCGAGGCCGGTGGGGGCCTCGACCATGGCGCTGACCAGGTTGGCGAAGCCGTTGGCGTCGACCATCCGATCGGCGACCGGGACGTCGCCGCAGTTGAC